TAAAGCGCCAGGCATTAAGGTATTCGGCGCGAGCTCAGGCGCGGCCGCGCTAGAAACCGTCAGCGTGAGAGTTTCTAGCGATTCCGTTATTGCCTCAGCTGCTTTTAGAGTGACCTTCGCCACCGTATCCACCGCGGTCTTCACGCCCACTGTGAGCGTGGTTATTTCGGGCGTTTCGTCTGCCTCAACAACAGCCGCGGCCACTTTCTTGACCTTCTTTACTTTCTTAGTAACCTCTGCTACGGGCTCCTCGGCGGCCTTTGCAGCTAGAAGCATTCGCTCCATAGCCTTAGCCATGTTCTCTAGAATAGTCGTGGCCGTGCCGTCGCCGATAATCTTGTTAAGTTCTGAGCTGCTTAGCGCGTTTCGTGCGCCTACGGCCTGGACCCATTCGGCCGCGTACTTATCCATCTGCTTATCGATTGTCGTGCCTTTAGACTTGCCCTCTTCAACAAACGAGCCGAGCACCGTGCCGGGTCCAGAACCTTCAACGCCTAACCCGCTGAACGTGTGGCCCGCAAGATCGACACTCAGGCCCACCTCTTTAGTCAGCGCCGTCATAGCCGCGTCTAGATCGCGCAGTGGCTGGATAGAGGCCTCTGCTTGCGCCGTGGTGGCGTTCTGTTTAAAGCCTATCGGCGCAAAGCCTGAAGCGAAGGCCTGGGTCTGGAATATGTTCTCGTCGGTCATTCCTGCGGTTCGGCCCATAGTGAGGCCGGCCGTAGCTGTAGGCGTGCCGCCACTGTCTAAAATCTTAGCGAGAGCGCCGGCGGCTAGTATCGCCCAGCCCGCCGGGCCTGTCATAAACGCCAGGGCGCTAGACGCCGCGCTGCTTATGGCCGTGCCTGCAGCCGCTAGAGATGTGGATATAGCAGTGCCGACGCTACTGAGTGTGGTGGCTATCGCGCCGCCCCCCGCTGCTGCGGTCCCACCACCCGCTGCTGCTGCTGCATTGGCCGCCATTGTGCTTGTTCCGTTGGCAATAGCGGCCTGGGCCGCCGCCTGGCTAGTTTTGCCTAGTAGGCTAGACAGCGCCGAGCCCGCAGCGGAGAACATAGCGGTAAGCGGATTACCGCCGCCTCCCGACGTAGTGCCGCCAAATCCCAGAAGCTGCATTAGCTTAGAAGCGGCCCACTCTGCCACCATGCGCTTAATCATGCCCGTAAACGCTTCGGCTATTTGGCTAAACGCGTCCTTGCCGTTGTTCATAATATCTACAAACGTGTCGGACATATAAGTATGCGTTGCGCGCCAGGCCTCGTCGGAAGCCTTCGCAGCTTTCTCGTTTGCCTCCTGTAGATCCTCCGCCGCGGTGGCCGTTTTGTCTAGCGCTGCCTTCTCTAAGTCGATCTCTTTTACCAGGTCGGCAATCTCAACGCCCAGGTCGCTAGTGGCGGTTACGCCCGCGGCCTGCAGCGCGTTCCTTGTGGCTAACTCTACAGAGCTAAGGCCTAGTGCCTCCAGTTCTGACGCCAGCGAGGTTAGCGTATCCTCTGCGGCCTTGTTGCGATCTTCTATCGCTTCGGTGCTGTCTATAACGCTGTCGGTTACGTCCTCCACCGCCGAGCCGACTTCTTTGGTCTGCTCTTCTAGCTCAACGTCCGCAGCGGTTAGCGCCTCGTGTGCGGCGGTTAGTATGCCTATTTCTTTCTCGTACGCGGCTATTTTAGTTTCTGATTCAGTAAAAGCCGCGTCAAGATCGGCCGTTGCCGCTTGCGTGTCTTCTAGGCTGGCTTTTGTCGTGGCGAATGCCTCATTGAAAGAGTCAACCGCGGATAACGGGTTGGCCGCGGCTGCAGCTATACCCGCCATCGAGGCCGCAACATTGTTTTTCAGGTCTGTAAAAAGGGTGCTAATCTTAGCGGTCATTGCCGCCCATGCGCCGGTCAGCGCCCCGGTCAGCTTAGCCCAGCCTATTTTGATGTTGAGCATAGCCACGCTCAGTTGAAACTCTACCCAGTCCCAATTTCTTACTATTAACACAGCGGCTGCAGCCATAGCCACGGCCAGTACGCCAAAAGGGTTAGCCAGGGCGGCCGCGCCAATAGCAACAACGCCCGCCGCGATTGCGCTCAGGCCCGCAACAATACCGGCGAATACCGCCGGGGCGGCCATAACCGCCAGGGCCGCCGCCACTGCCATTGCTCCGGTGGCTACGTCTTCTAAACCGCCGCCTTTTACAAAAGTGTTAACGTCGTTAGCAAAATCACTTGCCGCCTCTGTCGCAGCCCTGAGCGTGGGGTCTAGCTTTTCGCCGATAGTAATAGCCAGGCCTTCGTTGGCTGAGTTGAGCCGCAGCATATCGCCGGTGAGGTTGTCATAATTAGTGGCGGCTTGCTCCGCGGCGACGCTCGTACCTGTAATAGATGCCGTTAGAGCGCCAAACTTAGGCGCGCCTTCGCTTAATAAGATCGCGGCGTTTTTGCCCTCTTCGCCGAACATCTTGGAGATTTCTGTGCTTGTTAAACCCGCGTCTGATAAGTTTAGGAGGGCTGTTTCTAGGCCGACCACGGAGGGCTTAAAATTATCGTCTGTCTGTTTCTCTAGCTCGCCAAAAACCTTTTTCAGCGCCGTGCCCGCCTCGGAGCCCTTTAGGCCGCCCGCGGCTAGCATCTGGACCGCGGCGTTTGCTTCCTCAAAAGAGACGCCCGCGGTTCTTGCGGTAAGACCCGCTTTCTCTAGCGCCTCGGACGTCTGACCAATTTCAGAAGATCCAAACTTGGCGCCCGCCGCGAGCACATTAACAAATCGGCTGGCTTGATCGGCGCCCGCTGAAAACTGGTTTAATGAAACGCCGACCGTTTCGGCCGCCAGGGTTAGATCGATGCCTGCCGCCTCTGCCAGTAACACAGCCTCGCCAGTAACGGCTACCAGCGCCTCTTTGGTTTCTAACAGGTCTGGCTTCGCGCTTGCGATCAGTTTAAACGCGGTCGCCGCCTGGCTCGCCGAGAGTGTAGTAGTCTCGCCTACCAGTTTTGCTTGCTCATTATAAAAATCTAGATCTTCGCCGGTCGCGCCTGTAATCGCCGCGAGCTCACTCATAGACTTATTAAAATCTTTAGTGGTTGTTATAATCCCGCCCAGCACCCGGCCAATACCAGCCGCTGCTATTGCCGCACCCATGACCTTAAACGCTGAGCCTACACGCGCCGCGCCGGTGTTCATCGACGATAGGCCTTTGTCTATCTTCTTGGTATTTGCGACCATAGCCTGGCGGCCGCCGTCTACGGCTTTCTCCGCTTTTTTCAGCTCACGCCGTAGGCCTTCGGTGGTTGCGTCGATTTTCAATAAGAGGTCAGCTACGTCATTAGCCATGAACTTGGTTCCCGTTGTCTTTGATGATTTCGGCTATAAACGCGCCCATGTCGGGGCCGCCTTTTTTCGTTTTTGAAGCTGTTTTTTTAGTTCCGTTTTGCATCTGGATGAAATCTATTTTAGCCTCTAGGGCTATAGTTATTTCGGTAACCGTACTCTGCCACGCCGCGTCGGGGGTCCAGCCCAGCCAACCCGTCGCAACACCAAAAATATGGACGAGGAATTGCTCCTCGTCCATAGCTTCGTCATCACTTACTTTTTTTTGGCCTCGTCCGACGATGCTTCATCTTCGCCGCCCGGGTTCAACAGTAAGGTTATGTAGGGCACCACCTGCTCGGTAGCGCTCGCGATGCCTTGAGAAAATACAGCTTCCTCAATGTCGGCTATATCTCTCGGCGCGGCGTTGCTGCCCGCCGATACGATAGCCGCTATGTGCTCCGAGTTTAGCTGCTTGAGCGCTTCCGCCGCGCCGGCCAGGCCGCCGAAACGGGCCTGGATTTTCTTCATTGCCTTGAGGGTGGGGCGTAACTCGTACACCACACCGCCCAGATCAATAATTACTTCCTGGTTAACTAGACTCATGCGCGGAGGTCCACGATAAAGCCTTGGTCGTTGGTGATCATATACTCTACGATCTCCAAATCATCGACCGTGCCGCCTGGGAAGTTCTCATTGCCGACCTTACCGCGGAAGTACACTGTGGTCGCGTTAGTCGTGCCGGCGTCGTTGTAGACTACCTTTACGTTATAGGCGGCCTGCGTGTCTACTGCTGCAGCTTCGCGTAGCGCAACCTGGCCCGCGTCGTCGGGATCGTAACCGCAGGTAAGAGTAATATTATCGCCTGCGCGTGAGGTCTTAAACTGGACCGCGCGTGCGCTTGATAACCCTGTAAATGGAGTGAACGACTGCGTATCATTCAAAGCTGAGAACGATTGCACTTCGCCAATCGCAGTATAGGTGTCGGCTTCCGCTTCTGCTAGCGTCGAGCCTGCAGCCGTCGTGCCGATCGAAATAACTGTCTTTGCCATTGCATAAATTGCCATATTGTTTTCGCCTCCGGAGCGATGTTTTAAAATTGTAATAAAATTTTGAGTTTAACTGAACCCATATATGTCAAGCCATCTGAATCTCGGCTGGTGCGCTTAGATTGTACTTGCATTATCACCACGCGGCCTTCCGTTAGACTCAAATTCTTTTCGTGCAGCAAGGCGTCAATCTCGCCCATAATCTGCAATACTTCCTTCTGGCCGCGGTAATCCGACCAGACTGATAAGTATAACATCTTTTTGTCAGTTCTGCTAGATAAAA